ATTAATGTCTTGGGATGTTAAAAGATTTGATACATTACTAAGAGATGGCTGGATTCATGTATGGAGAAAGGGTTATGGTAAACATACTACCTTGTATGAATTATCTTACAAAGGGAAGCGGTTAGCTAATACTATTTACAGAAAGTTACATGGAGAAGAGATAGCTGAGTCTCCATCAATTAATCCTTTGTTCAGAGCTGACGCATCATACATGGATAAGGTTTACAGGAATTCTATAAAGGAACTTAATAAATTTATACAACAACAACGATATCTCTCTCAGTAATAACAGTAAAATTATCATTATGTATAAGCAGACTAAACCCAGCAGACTTATCATAATAAATAGTTTGACCTTCTTTGATTTCTGAAACATCGGTTCCTGGTTTTATCACTGTACCCTTTTTATATCTAAACTCATCCGCATCTTCTGCAGTTAGAATTAACCCTGAGTTAGTTTTTAGTTCTTCAGTGATAGGTTTTATAACAACGTACTTTCCTATTGCTTTCATTTTTTACTTGTTAAATATAGCATAAATTTTTGCTTTTCTGGACTGCGATGTGATCTTACCTTTTATAGTTCTGGTCGGAACTTCACATATAAGCTCTCTATGTGGTTCTTCTTTTTCAATTTGAGCCGCAGGCTCAAATTTTGGATTTTTTGAGTTAAGCTTTCTTTTCTTCATGTTTCTCCATGTTTTTAATTATGTTGTTTGTTTCAGTTTTTATACCCAACAGTTTTAAAATAAACTCTATCATGCTCTCATATTTGTTACAATAGCATTAGTGCTAAGTATAGTTGTTGCAACACTAACCGCATTAGTCAATGCGTTCTTAGTTACTTTTAGAGGATCAATAACACCTAACTCATACATATCACCATACTTATTATTCTTTACATCATAACCATAATTGTATTTTTTATCAAACACCTGGTCAATAACTTTATCATTATCTTTACCAGCGTTAGCTAATATTTGCATAAGTGGTGAACGTAGAGCTGCTTCTAATATTAACACAGCGTCTTTCTCATCTTGTTTTTTGGTTTTAGATTTTAGCTTTAATGATTCTCTAAACAATGCTATACCTCCACCAGCTAATATACCTTCTTCTAAAGCTGATCGTACTGCACAAACTGAATCATCAACTCTATCATACTTTTCTTTTTGTTCTATATCTGAGTTACCTCCAACATAGATACAGCCTATAGAACCTGCTAAACTTGCTATACGTTCATTGATAAAGTCTTTAGTTGATTTATCTTTTGTGGTTTTATGTTGTTCTTTTAGTTCTTTAATTCTATCGTTTAACTCTGGTGTGCTATTATCTTTTTTAAATATAACAGTTGAATGTTCTCCAACAATAATTTTATCAGCTACACCTAAATCGTGTGGCATTATTAAACTTAAATCATCACCAGTCTTTTCAGAATAATATTTAGCACCAACTGATAATGCTATATCTTGCATAAGCTCGTGTTGTTTAAATCCAAACTGAGGTGGTTGAATGTTACAAAACTTTAATCCATTACGAACTACGTTAGCCGCTAAAGTATTTACTACGTTAGTTGAGCATGGTGCAATAATTAATAGCTTATCTCCGTTGTTTATAACTGGCTTCAGAACATTTTCTATTTGAAGTATATTATTAATTTCTGAATCACAAACTAATATCTTAACATCTTCAAGCACACATTCATCTTTCTTTTGATTATTGATAAATAAATTAGAAGAATAACCTCTGCTTATTTTAATACCGTTAGTTACCTCAGCATACGTGTCTGATGTCATAGACTTTTCTACAGTTACCATTCCATTAATACCTACTTGAGTATATGCGTCTGTAATTATTTTACCTATCTCTTTATCATTGTTTGCTGATATAGATGCAATATCCAACAATCTGTCTTCTGTTACTTTTTTAGAATTACTTTCTAAGTTAGATATAATTTTAGACGCATGATGGTTTATGTGTCTAATAACCTCTGTAGTGTTTGACTCTGATGTTAATGTTTGTTGTCCAGCTTTTACCAAAGCTTCTGTTAATACAATTGCTGTTGTTGTTCCATCACCTGCAGATTGTGCAGTTCTGGTCGATGCTTCCTTTACCATTCTAACTGCTAAGTTTTCAATAGGATCATCTAAAAATACAGACTGTGCTACAGTTACCCCATCTTTAGTTACAGTCATTCCAGAAGTATGTTCTGGTGATTCTAACAATACTGTTTTACCTAATGGTCCTAATGTACTTTTAACTGCTTTAGAAATTTTTGTGATTCCGTCTATTAACTTGTGACGAGCCTCCTCATCAAAGCTTAGACTTTTTGGTATATAGCCTTGTGTATTCATTTAAGTATATTAAATTTAATTTACGCAAATATATAAAAATAAATATAAAGTTACATTCCAAAGCTCCAAAGAATTTTTTTATATATACGGTAAATATATTAGTATATATATATATTATATTATATTTTTTTTATTTTCATGTACTAAAGTATGGAATAAATAAAGAATATATATATAAATAGTTGATAATCAAAAAGTTAGAAAAAATAAAGTTTGGAATATCTTTGGAATATCTTTGGAATTATTCCAGACTTCTTTGGAATATGATAAAAAAAAGAGGAGACTAAGCTCCTCTAATTACAAACAAACAAATTAAATTTTAGAATTCGTAAATGTTCTTGTCACCGTCCATACGCATCTTAGCTCTTTCAATACCATCTGCAATACAATCGATCTTATATTGTTTTTTCATTTGTTGTCTGTACAGTGATGCCTGTGCAATTCCAGTCATACCGTCTGGTCGTTGGTTTATTAGTCTACCATCCTTTACGTAAAGGCCTTCAACATAATTTCCTATTTTGCTATTTCGTTCCATAACTTTTTTTTGTAAAGATAATAAATTTTTGTTAGACATTTAGAGGTTGAGGGTTCCACATAGTTATACGTACAACTGCTGTTATAGGAAACGTAGTTTTTTTTATAGGGGGGGTTGTTTTTTTAAAAAATTTTAGCGGAATATTTTAGCTTTTACCTGCGTCCCTCCGCCCAGACACACCCCGACTCACGTACACGCACACGCATTTAGCTTCAGTCTAACGAACTAACTCCAATACGAGCTCCTCCCACCCTTACAAAGGTGCAAGAGTAAGGAGAAGTAAAGAGACTTCCCTTAGCCACAGTCCGACACACATCACACACAAACAAAACACACCGACAGACTCAGGACAATAAACTGATAGCCAAAGAAATAAAAGAAAGAAAGTATTAATTCTGACGAAGAGTCAAAAATATTAAAAAATCCGTCAGTCAAACATTAGGTTATTAAGTATTTATTATGTATCTTTGTAGAAGTTATTAATCAAAACAAATTAAATTATGCAAAGCAAATATTATAAATCAAGTGTTGAACCTGCAATAGATTCAGCAATCAGAGTTGGACTTGAACAACTAATGGAGACAGTAGAAAATCAAGTTTATGACACAGTTGGAAGTAGCACAAGTTATTATGAAACAAGAGATGAATTACAGAATCTTCAATGTGTAGTTGAAAATTATGCAATAATACATAAGGGTGCAAGTTTAGAAACAATAATAGGTGATGTTGTAAAGACTGTTGTATACAAAGCACTTGGATTAGATGGTGATGAAAATTCATCATGGGTAAGTCCTGATGAACTTGAAAAACGTAATCCTAATAAATTCAGAAAGGTTTTAGATGTAGATGTTAAACTTAGAAATGAAATGACTGAATTTGAATTATGGAAAGAAGACAATACGATTATAACGTATGGAGATGGTAATCCAATATACAGTACACAAGATGCATTATATCGTAATAAAATTAAAGGTGATAAGGCACTTTATGATTATTTCATAAACGAATTTCGTTCATAAAATCACTTTTCCAGATCCTACACCTCGCAATGAATTAACTGCGGGGATTTGTAGGTAGAAAACAAACGTTAAATTAAAATATATAAAAATGAAAGATACAATTAAAAGATTAACTTTAAAAAAACTTCGTTCAAAAAGAAGAAGTTATGTAACAAAAGATGGTAGATGCATAGTAAGAAAAAAAGAATTGATACAGATGGTTTGTGAAGCACAACTTGAAAAGAATGGTTACAATTCTGAATCTATAATATCTTATCTTGATTCAAATGGACAAATGCAATTTGCAACTCGCCCAACTAAACGTGAAATAGAATTAGCTAAGAAAAATGGAGAGACACCAAAACTTAATATGTGTCAGGGTTTCTATAATGTAGCATTTAGTGAATGGATACGTGAGGGATTGATTACACGTAGTCGTGAAGATGGATACCAACTTACAGATTTTGGTAGACTATTTTGTGAGACTGATACACGTGCATATGAGATTGAATATTGGAAACGTAAATCTAAAAGTGAAAAATTTTGGAAAAATCATTGGAAAAAAAGGTTTATGGATAAGCAATTAGATTATAAAGATTCTCAATCCTTACTTGGACAAACTGAAGAACAATTAGAGTTTGAAAAAACTAAAAATTGGGTATTGAATGGTGCATCGCTTGACAAAAAAAACATTCAGGTAATAATTGATGGACATCGCTATAATTTAAGTAAAGAATAATTTGTTTTGTTTTTTCCACGTGCCTCAATGCTAATCGCATTGGGGATTTCGTGGTAGTAAACAAACGTTAAATTAAATAAAAAACAAATGATAATAAATAACAAAGATGTGAAAGAAAAACTTATTGATATGATAATTCCATTAATTAAAAATACTCATAACGAACAAGATGTAAAAGATTTACAAACTATGTCTAAAGAAGAGTTAAGATTAATTTATAAAGATTTGACATCATGAAAGTATATTGGATTGAAATAATGAATAAAGATGGTGACTGCTATCCTTATCTCAAAGGCAAAAGAAACAATTCATTAAATAATTACAACACTAAACAAGATGCGTTGTTAGATTTAAATGAATTAGTTGATTACATGAAGAATCACAAAAAGTACAATTCTTCTTTAGTTATGCTAAATAGAACAACTGATTGTGAATATGATGATAGAGTAAAAACAATAGAAATTAAATAATAATAAAATGAGATACAGTAATAAAGACATTTTTAGAATGGCTAAAAATCTAACAAAAAAAGAACCTGACTATATAATCACAGACTATTTCATTGATGATGATAATACATTACACACTTTTGTAGGTGATAAAAAGCACGTTACTTTTAGTGATATTGATAGTCTGCATCAAGCTGAAACTTTGATTTATGATTACAATATGCGACAAGTTTTTGATAGAGGATTCTTTTTAGATATACAATAATACTGAGAGGTTTGGGATAAACGTTTCACGAAATCTCCAATAGAATAAAACTCAGTAATACCCCTCTTCGGAGGGGTTTTTTTGTACATGGACTTACGAAGCTCGTGAAGATCCTACACTAAAATCATGGACTTACGACTAAAAATTAGACTAAAATATATTTGGTTATTAATTATTTTTTATGTAATTTTGTAGTAATTATTAACTAATAGGACTTACGAAATGAAAGCAATACAATCCACTTTAGACTACTATATATCTGATTTTCAATCAATATTAGTAGTATACCAAACTTACAAACAAGATCAAACTTATGACACTCCAGGACATGACACATTAGAAATATTAAATATGTCTATCAAAGGAGAGAAGTTAAAAGAAAATGTTTATGATGCATTAGAAGAAGAGGTAAGAGAATATATAACAAATACAGAATGCTTATGAAAGAGAATTTAAATGACTTCAACGTAGATAGAAGTGCGAACCTGGTCACATCACATTTGGAGCTTCGAAACTTACTAAACAATTATAATTTATTTTTTAAACAAAAGAAAAATTATTGGGTTGGATGGGACACCACGTTAGTAGATAACTTAACAGGATTAGGTTATTGTAATGACTTACTCTCTGAAGATGATAATGATATACTTGTTATGATATTAGATAAGTTAGAAAGGAATTTATTTGAAGTGTGTAAAGCAAAACAAACAGAATATTTAAAACAAAATTTATGAAAATATTAGAATTATTTAGTGGTAGTCGTTCCATTGGAAAGATTGCCGACCAGAGAGGACATGAAGTTTTTTCTGTAGACAACACACCTTACCCAAATACAAATTGGGTAGGTGATATATTAGATTGGGATTATAGACTCAATGAAATGGAAGTAGGGGAATTAGATGAGCTTTGGATTCCTGATGTTATTTGGGCATCACCACCATGCACAGATTTTTCTGTAGCTTGTATAGGTAAGAAGTGGGTTCCTGGTCATCCATTTAAACCACGTAATCCTGAACTCTTAGGTATTAAAATCTTAAAGAAAACTTTAGAGATTATAAAATGGTATAAAGAAAAGAATCCAAATCTTATTTGGTTTGTAGAAAATCCAAGAGGTAAGATGCGTAAATTTCCTGATTGGTGGGCTTTTGATCATATAAGGCATACAGTATCTTATTGTTCTTATGGTGATGTACGTATGAAGCCAACAGATATATGGACAAACGTATCTAATTGGAAACCAAAACCTTTATGCAAGAATTATAAGTATGATTCTGATGGTAATATTATAAATAGACATTGTCATCATGAAGCATCACAAAGGGGTGAAACTGTTAGAAAATTAAAAGAGAGAGGTATTCAGGCAGTTAAAGGCGGTACTGAGGCACTTAAAAATAATCATGAACGCAGTAACATACCAACCGAGCTCTGCATTGAAATTGTAGACATAATGGATAGTTTACTTACACAAATAAAATAAATATGGATAAAATTAAGATAAATACTTTATTAAATAGCTTATACAATAAAATGAATAAAACAGAAAAGAAAAAGTTTGAAAAAGATCTTGTTTTATTATCAAAAGAATTATTTACTAAAAGTTCATACTCTAATAAATTTTTAAAATTCTATCAAGAGTTTTTTGAAGAGGATGGTAGTAAATGGACATTAAAAGAAGTGAAGCAAAAATTAATTGAAGATAACATAAAAGAATATTCCTTAAATTTGTAATATGAAAAAATTTATAGCAACTATAGCATGTGATTCACAAAGTGGTTCGCATGGAGTAATAGACAGACATCGCACAACAACCTCTTTAGTTGGCGTGGGTTATACCCATAGCGAACAAGCTCTTATACTTTCAAAACTAAGAGAATGGAAAAAGGGTGAAGACTTATATTTTTGGAAGAGATACCCCAAAGACATAAATTTTTTAGAATTAAGACCAGAAGAGTGTACACCAGAGTTAATCGGTAATGGATCTTTAGCACAAAGATTAAAAAATATACCTTACACACATTTTTATTACATGACTAATAATGTGTTAAAAATTACAGATGGTTACAACTCACAAGTTCTGGTCGTAAAACCATACGATGAAAATATTTATGCTGTAATCACAGATATAGACACTTTAGTGCCTGAGTTTGTAAACAAAGAAACTTACGAGCTTGTAAAAGAAAATGCAGACAATCTAATTAAGATGTATTTTGACACAGAAGGACTTACGAAGGATATTTCAGGATATTCAAAAGACTCAGGTTTTAGGATACCTAATGAAGTAATTGATTACAATAAATTTAATTATGACACAGGAATGGTAAGAGGTGATAGCTATGATTTTCCTGCAAAAGACAATTTTTTACATATTGATTTGGTTGTTAACTAATTATTATGTATTTTTGAAGGAATTGTTTTCATTTTGAAAGAGTTGATGTTAGGCGAGATCAACAACGTAATAAGAAACTGTATGGCGTGTTTCTTCCTCTTTTTTTTATTAACTAAACTTAAAATAATGGATAGAGAATGGGTTGAAAAAATTGGCAAATACAAATACAAGCCACTTAATTATAATGAGTGGATTAAGTATGTTGCTGAAAAATATAAAGAGACTGCTATAAAAAATATAAACAGAAAAGCACGTCAACAAAAGGAACAAATAAAAGAAAATGTAATACAATTTTGCACGAGATGAGAGAAGTTCAAGAATTAATATTAAAAGAAAAGCTCAAAGAAAAGCCCAATAAAAAATTAATTCAATGGCTACAAAATCTTAACGACAAAATTGTTGCACAGATCTTAATAAACGAATACTTGAATAAAGACATAGCAAGTCGGGAATAATCCCATAATTTTACAGGCGTAAGAAACCTTAATATTAAATGTTTGACTTGTTGTATTTAGGGAGGTAGGTATAAAGGCGATATTGCCAAACACGTTAATACACTTATCTACCTCCTAAAAATTTAATTGAATAAAATGAAAAGATTATCACAATATTTAGTGGACCAGATCAGGTCCGAACAGCACTTACGTAACTACAACAAAGCTCATAGATTAGACACTATTGAAATGAATGATTTCTTTAAAGAGTGTGATAAAATAGAAATAAAAGGTAGATTTGTTTCTGCGTGTAAATACGCATTACCAATGCCTGAAAAAGTCATTATAAAAAATGACATGAGTAAATATAAATTAAATAAAATATTAACTGAAGAATTTATAAATAGATATGAAAGAATTAAACAAAAAAACAAAAAAAGAAGAAATAGACGTACCTGATTACTATGTAGGAGATACCTACAGAGAAGGATATTACCAAGCAAGATACGTTGTAGAAGATTTTAATTGTACGTGGAATGTAGGCAATGTGGTGACTTATTGTTTACGAAGCTCTGAAAAACATGAGAGTCCAATAGAATGTTTAAAAAAATCAATTAACCACTTAAAGTTTGAAATAGAAAGATTAGAAAAATTAGAAAAAAAAAGAAATGAAAAAAGAAATATTTAATACATACGCAGAGTTAGTAGCTGATAAGTTTTACATATCTCTTCAAGATATGTTCTCTAAATCTCGTGTTCATCCAAGACCAGAAGCAAGACAAATGCTTTATTATTTAGCATATCAACGTCCTATAAAAATTAGTAGTATAAGAAGGTTTATGGAGGAAAATGGATTGCCTGTTCAACACAATACAATAATGCATGGATATGAAAAAGCAAAAGCTTTAGTAGACAGTGATCCTGATTACAAAGAATTTGTAAAAAAAGTTTCTGAAACCATAATAATCAGTTAAATGTATAGTAAAGAAGATATATTTAATCAAGCTCTGCATGATCATACTATTTATTATGAAAGAAATGGAGGTGTTAGCATGATTAATATAGGTGTTAAAATTAGTAAGTTTCCAAGTAAATTAGAAATATTAAACTGTTCTAAAAATGGAGATTACTATCAGGAACTTACTGATAAAGAATATGATATATTTTATATGAATGGATGGCAAAAAGGATGTAGACTATTAGCTTTAGAAAACTGCAAAAGAAAAGTAAACATCATTCAGGATAAAATGAAGACAGAAGTAAACACTCGTAAAAACGATAAGTTTATTAAGAATCTAAAAAATAAACGAGAGATCATAATGAAAAAATATGCTTATCACACAAACAAATTAATTAACTTAAATTAAATAAAATGGAAAAGAAAAACATTTATAAAGCTCTGGCTGATTTTCAGCAAGAAGTTCCTGTACTATTAAAAGGTACAGATGGATATGGATACAAGTATATTAGACTTGAACATATGATTGCACAAATTAATCCTTTATTAAAAAAACATAATTTAGGGTTTACTCAATTAGTTCAAGGAGATGGACTTACTACAATTTTATTTCACACCTTAACAGGAGAGACAATTGAAAGCCATGCAAATATACCAGACTGTGACCAGAAGGGAATGAACAAGCACCAATCTGCAGGAGCTGGTATAACTTATTACAGAAGATATTCTTTAAGTTCTATGTTAGGTATAATAACAGATAAAGATACAGACGCAAACATCTATGATACTGTTAAGCCAGAGGAAAAGAAAAAATCAAATGTAATAACAAAAGTTAAATTAGAAGTAGGATCTGAAAATTGGCAAAAGGTACTAAGTTATATTGCTAAACCTTCAGTAAAAGCTTTAGGACTTCCTGTAATAGTTGAGCATTTAGAAGAAAAATATAATGTTACAGCTAAAGTTAAAAAAGAACTTTCTAAACAAGTTTAATGGATTTACATAAATTAGTAGAGGTTGTAAACAACCTTAAAGATGACACCAAATATTATGGTGAATATGGTAAACAGTGGTTGTCTAATTCTGACATAAATACACTGTTAAATAATCCTAAAATGTTTCGTAAACCTCAACTTGAAACTAAAGCCATGATTGAGGGTAGGTACTTTCATACTGCAATGTTAGAGCCAGAAAAACTAAAAGATTTTACTGTACTTAACTTACAAAGTAGAAATACTAAAACTTACAAAGAATATGTAGAGGAAAATGATAAACAAATTTATCTTCTGGTCAAAGAAGTTCAACATCTTGCAAAGGTAGTTCAAGCAATGCGATCAAATAAAGAGATGAGTAAACAAATTTATCATCCTGATAACATGTACGAAGTACCTATGGTAAAAGAATTTTTTGGGTTAAAATGGAAAGGTAAGGCAGATATCGTATGTAATGATAAGTTGATAGATATTAAAACTACATCTGATATAAACAAATTTAAATTTTCAGCACGTAAGTATAATTATGATAGTCAGGCTTACATTTATCAAGAGTTATTTGGCAAACCATTAGTTTTTTATGTAGTCGATAAAAATACATACGATTTAGGTATATACGAGCCATCAGCTGATTTTTTAGATAGAGGAAAAGAAAAAGTAGAGGATGCAGTTATAATCTACAATAGATTTTTTGATGATGATTCTGCTGAAGATATTAATCAATACGTACATTATGAAACATTATAGAAACGTTACATGGCACAGAAAAATATTTTTCTTTATAAAGGTTGTTTTTAAAGTAATAAAACATTATCTTTCAAAGCTCTCTTGGAAAAGAGAAATCTTCATAGTAGAAGTTCCAACTACTATGAAAAGCGAACAGGAAAAGCAAAAGCTTATGACTGACGTTTTAGAAATTTTGGAGCATCAAATTAAAATACATTAAAATGAGTGATAAAAAAATTTTTGTAGGAAATGGTGTAGAAAAGTTTGACGGTAACCTTGTTTCGGTTAGCGTTTGCTTATCTGACTTACCTTCAGAATACATACAAACAGGAAATAATGGTAAAAAGTATATTAATCTTAACGTTCAAAAAAGGCAAGAAGTAGATCAGTATGGCAAAACACATTATATTGCTGTAGATACTTGGAAACCAGAGGCAAAAAAAGAGGTTGTTACTCCAGAGGATGACTTACCGTTCTAATTGTTGTGTGTTAAGGAGAGGGGGAAAGATATTTCTTTCCCTCTTTTTTTACTTACAACTATGGATAATAAAAAATAATAATATAATATAATAATAATCAATGAGTTATGTAAAATTAACTCTGGAATAAGTTTGGAATTAAAATGGAAATAACAATATTTAAAGATATAAAAAACACTGATCAGCCTTTTTACAGAGAAGTAGAGGTAACATTAGAAAGGATTGAAAAAGGAAATTCAGCTGAAACTGTAAAAAAAATCAGAGCTGAAAAAGATAAAGAAAAAAGAAATGAATTAAAAAAATTATTACCCGCCATATGTTTTAGTGGTACGTTTAATAAAAGAAATGACAAGTCTTTACTTGAACATAGCGGGTTAATATGTTTAGATTTTGATGGTTATAAAACAAACAAAGAATTATTACAAGAAAAAGAAAAGCTAACTAAGAATAAATATATTTACAGTGTATTTGTTTCACCAAGTGGTAAAGGGTTAAAAGCTCTGGTCAAGATACCCCCGATAGTTGAAAACCATAAAAAGTATTTTAAGTCTCTTCAAAAATTTTTAGACTCACCTTATTTTGATTCTACTTCTCAAAACATATCTCGAGTATGTTACGAAAGTTATGATCCTTTAATTTATGTAAATAAAAATTCAAGTGTATGGGAAAAAATTGAAGAAACAGAATTTGTTGAAGTCAATAAAAATATAGACAAACCTACAATACCAATAACAGATGAAAATAAAATTGTAGAAATTCTTATAAAGTGGTGGGAAAAAAAATATGGATTAAAAAATGGAGAACGAAATAATAATGTTTATATACTTGCAGCTGCCTTTAATGATTTTGGAGTTCCTCAAAACTTAGCAGAATATGTAATGGGTAACTTTGATTCAAAAGATTTTAATCTTAGTGAAATCAAAAGAACAATACAATCAGCATATGCAAACACACAAAATTTCGGTACAAAATATTACGAAGATGAGGACAGAGTTAATTTAGTTAAACAACAACTAAGACGTGGAGTGCCAAAAAAAGAAATACGATGTCAATTAGAAGACGAAAATATTGATGTCGTAGATATTGAAAACGTAATGGTTCGTCTGGAAGAAGAGCAAGCAGTAAGACAATTTTGGACAAAAAATGATAAAGGTGTTGTAAAAATTACTCATATACTATTTAAAAACTTTTTAGAAGATAATGGTTTTTATAAATTTAATCCTGAAGGAAGTAAAAACTATGTATTTGTTAGAGTAACTAATAATTTAATTGATCATACTTCAGAAAAAGAAATTAAAGATTTTGTTTTAAATTATTTATTAACTATTGATGATTTATCTGTATATAATTATTTTGCAGAAAAAACTAAATATTTCAGAGAAGAGTTTTTAACTCTTTTAGCATCCATAAATGTGTTTTTTATTGAAGACACAAAAACAACTGCATATTTATACTACATGAATTGTGCAGTCAAAATCACTACAAATGATATAACTCTTATAGATTATATTGATTTAGGAGGTTACGTTTGGAGAGACCATGTAATTGATAGAAACTTTACTATGTGTAAAGTAGGAAAATGTGATTACAAAACTTTTATATCTAATATATGTGGAGAAGACCAGAGTCGTATAGATTCTATGGAATCAACGATTGGTTACTTATTACATGGTTGGAAAAATTTATCCTATTGTCCTGCAGTAATTTTAAATGACGAGGTAATATCTGACAATCCAGAGGGTGGTACAGGTAAGGGGTTGTTTATGAATGGACTATCTCACATGAAAAAATTAGTAACAATAGATGGTAAAAGTTTTACATTTGAAAGATCATTTGCATATCAATTAGTTTCTGCCGACACACAAATATTATGTTTTGATGATGTAAAAAAGTCTTTTGATTTTGAAAGATTATTTAGTGTAATAACAGAGGGATTGACTTTAGAAAAGAAAAATAAAGATGCAATTAAAATACCTTTTTCAAAATCTCCAAAGGTTGCATTGACTACTAACTATGCTATAAAAGGAAAAGGATCTTCATTTGAAAGAAGAAAATGGGAATTAGAACTTGCTCAACATTACACTAAAGAATTCACACCTTTAGTAGAGTTTGGAAAGCTTATGTTTGGAGAGTGGGATGATAATGAATGGTGTCAGTTTGATAATTATATGATACAAAATCTACAAGTTTATTTAAATAAAGGATTGCTTAAAAGTCAATTTGTAAATTTAAAAATTAGAAAATTATCTGCAGAAACGTGCCATGAATTTATTGAATGGTGTGGTTTAATTGGTAGTGGACAGACAAATGAATTGTTAAAACCAAATAAAAGAATTTACAAATCAGAGCTTTACGAAGACTTTATTAATGAACATCCAGACTTTGCTCCTAAATCAAAATTTACTATTTCACGAATTAAATTTTGGTCATGGATCAGATCGTATTCTATTTTTAAATACGGAGTAGAATATAATGAGGGTAGAAGTTTAGACGGAAGGTATATTGAATTTATATATGAAGATGAAATTTAGAGATTATCAAAAAGAAATTATAGACAAGGCAGTTAAGATATTTTGTTACGGTTACAGTAATTTTGTTTACTTAGCTATGGAAGTTAGAACAGGTAAAACATTAACAAGCTTGGGAATATGCAAAGAGCTTGAAGCACAGAATGTTTTATTTATTACTAAGAAAAAAGCTATATCAAGTATTGAACATGATTATTATTTATTAAATCCTAAATATTATTTAGAAGTAATTAATTATGAATCTTTACATAAAATACCTCAGACAGGATGGGATGTTGTTATTTGTGATGAAGCTCATTCTCTTGGTGCTTTTCCTCGTCCAAACAAAAGAGCAAAACAAGTAAAAGAAATTTTTAGACGATCAAATCCTCATGTTTTATTTTTATCTGGAACCCCAACACCTGAATCATATAGTCAACTATACCATCAAATATATGGGGTTAAAAACAATCCCTTTCATAAATTTAAAAACTTTTATGCTTTTGCTAAAACACATGTTAAAGTCACACAGAGAAAGATTAACAGTATGATGATTAATGATTATACTAAAGGTCTAAAAAGTATTATAGATGCCTTAGAACCATTTAAAATCAGTTACACACAGAAGTCAGCTGGCTTCATAACTCAAACAGAAGAAAAAATATTATATGTAGACTTAAATGATGCTACTAAAAAACTTATTAAAAGATTTAAAAAGGATAGAGTAGTTGAAGGAGATGGTGAAATAATATTAGGAGATACAGGAGTTAAACTTATGTCAAAGGTTCATCAAATGTGTTCAGGAACTGTAAAGTTTGAAAGTGGTAACGCTCTTACTATTGACTATAGTAAAGTACATTTTATAGACAAGTATTTTAAGGGTAAAAAAATTGCAATATTTTATAAGTTTACACAAGAGTACAAAGCCTTAAAAGAAGTTTATGGTGATAAATTAACAAATGACTTGGAGGAATTTAAAAATACTGACAAGTGCATAGCTTTGCAAATAGTATCTGGAAGAGAAGGAGTAAGTTTAAAAGAGGCAGAAGCTCTGGTCTATTACAATATTGATTTTAGTGCAACATCTTACTTTCAAAGCAGAGACAGAATGACAACGAAAGACAGAAAATATAATAAGATATATTGGATATTTAGCCACAAAGGTATTGAAAATGATATTTACAAAACAGTAGTGAAAAAGAAAGATTATACTTTAAATCATTTTAAAAGAGATTCATTAGATTTGTAATATGACAGAGAATCAAATCCAATTAAAACGTATCAAACAATTGGAAGATGAAGGTTACTATGTTATAAAACTAACCGTAACAAATAAAAATGGTATACCTGATTTAATAGCTATACCAAAAGGATCAGACGTATTGTTTTCTGAAATTAAAAAACCACGTGGCAAAGTGTCTGCTATGCAACAGTTTAGAATAAAAGAGTTAAAAAAACATGGAGTTAAAACAGAAATCTATAGAGGAGGCTAAGTGGAGTGTTGAGGATGATTTTATAGAAAATTTACAAGAAGAATTTAAAATTGTAAAAGCTGTAAAAATAGCTACATTTATTCAAAACAACTTACAACAAGTCCCAAAAAATAATTTAACATCACACATTTTAGGTGGATGTATTGTTGATATTGACGAAAGTATTATAACTTTTGCTTTAGAAATAATACGTACAGATAAAGGTCCCACTATCTTAAGTGACATAACATTAATCTCGGTTGACGAATATTTAGATTTACGTTTACAAAATTGTTATATAAAAAATCCTGAAGAATTAGGATAAGTCTTAAATTTTTTTATATTTGGGAAAATCACATTTAAAATGTCCCAAATAGCAAAAGAAGATCAATCAACTATAAGTCATATTACTTATGTTACTGATTCTATACATCAGTTTGGGGATGATTTGTACGAGGACTTAATGGACAGAGAACACGATAGAGCAAGAGAACGAGCTCAAGAATTAATTAAAGTATTAGCTGACTTAATCCAATCGCTGACGGATGAAATATAAACTAACAAACATAATAACAATCTGGCCATCATGAACAAAGAAAGAGCAAAAGAATTAGATGTGTTTTGCAATACAGTTGCAGAAAGATTTTCTAATAAAACAAGACAAGGGAATATTAATAATGAGACATTTAGTGTAGATGAAATTATTCCTACATCAGACGACTCTGCTGTTGTAAATTTCAAAAAAAACACAGGTAAATTAGCTGTAGCTTTTTGTTACTATATAAACAGAGGACGTTCTAAAGGTTGGAAGTATTTTTTTCCTACTGATGCACACACAGTTGGAATGAATGCTTTTGCCTTTTACAAATTAGAAGCCGAAAGAAAAAATTATAAGAAAAATTTTGATAATAATATTGTAGACCAGTATAACAGAAACAGAGAGTTTTCTGATCACATCAAAAGTCCAGAGGAAATCAGCTATAAATAGCGGACTTTAATCTTTCTTGCATTTCCACCAATTCTTTACACTTTTCATACTCTTCAGTATAAATGAAATACTCAATAAGATCATCATAGACAGGATCATTGTATCTTAGTTTTTCTTTTTGTGGGTTATATAAAAACCAAAGCTGATCACCATTATCTAAAAAATCAGACAAAGTTTTTTTACCTGTAATTAATTCAAAGGTGTTGTTAAAACACTTGTCTTCATCAAAATTACTCGTTTCCATATAAGCTATAATATAATTCAGGGTTTTCTCTTTTCATTTGAGACTTAGGCATCAACTTGTTTTTATTTTTACTTCTTTTTTGATCTTGTAATAATTTATATAAATCAGGATCAGTCTTTTTTATATATTGCATATCTTCAGCAGAAAAAGACATACCCAAAGATGGTTGATATGATGGACTAATACCTAATATATCATAAATGGCTTTGGACTGTTCTTCTGTATCTCCTGCAAAAGCATTATATACTCCTACAAAAGGATCAACCTGTGCTCCTATAATTATCTCAACAAGTGGCTGTAGTCCTTTCACACTACTTCCTTCTTGCGTAGCTTTAGCTATTTTTCTAAATACAGATTTGTATGGATTAACTACATCATCCCCATATCCTGGTCTTCCTTTTGCTTTATTAATTACCTCTTCAGCTGCACCTCCTATCAAAGGTATTTGATATAATAAATTTAAACCATAAAGAGCGTCTTTTAATCTTTCCATTACTACTTCTTCGTCCTCATCATTACCTTTTAGTAATTTAGCCATGTTAGCTGCTAAAGCAAACATAACGTTTGCACCTGCATAATTTAATGCTATTGATTTTATGTCTTTACTTCTTACGTTACTTATTCTTCCTTTTACTCCTTTACCTTCTCCTAATGAACGCATAATGTTTGCCTGAGCTTGTAAAACTTTATTTATTTGTAAAAACAATGTACTACCAAACATAGTAAAAGCTCTGGATAAATTGTCTTGATTTTGTTGAATAGGTATTTTATCTGTTCCTCTTCTGGACTGCTGAGTTGCATTATACTCATTAAATGCTGCTGCAGCTTCTGCTTTTGACATACCATTTTCAATATTTGCTTCATAGTTTATCATGTATCCCATAACACCAAGTATATCTCCCATTACTGTTGGACTGGCTGCAGCTTGTTTAAATAATTTTACAAATCTATTTATTTGTGCCTCTCTATCTTTTCCTGCTGTTCTTTTTTCTACAGGTTTTACCGTTCTACTACCAGTCTCTAATCTGTAAATATCACCTTCTAAACCTTTACGTACACGATCAGCAAAGTCTGGAGATATTTGTTTTGCTAAATCCATATACTTTGGTAAGTTTGCTAAAATTTTAGTCATACCAAATATAAACTGAACAGGTTTTGGCACCTTACTTCCTTTAACTCCAGGAAAATCTTCATAAGCATTTACAAAAGATGTTGCTTGTTTTACCAACTGCACAGCTTTAAATGATAAAGCAAATCCAGTAAACTTACTTAATAACCTACCAATCCAATCAGGAGCAACCGCACCAGCGTTTGGATTAATGGCTAAGTTTATTGACCTATACACTGTTTGTTCAATACCCAATTCTTTCATCAATGTATTTACCGCTGGTGTGTTAAAAATAGCTGTTAAGTTTTTTACTCCTGGTGCGTAAGCTTTGAACCGTTCCATTTGAGTTACATGATTTTCTAAAGCAGCTGTAAAGGTTTCGTTTTCTGATATCTCTCCTTCAGTATCACTTCTGTCTTTTAAAGCAGGTGCAGTTTCTGCATTAAATACTTTACTAAAATTACCAGCTATTAAATCTTTAGACACATCTTCTTTTGAGACACTTCGTGTAGGAAAATAATTTTCTACAGGATTTAGATTAACATAATTGTTCTGAACATACACATCGTTTATACTTTCAAAATAACTATTACTTAAATAATCTACAATCTTATCTGCAAACTCTATTGCAATTGGTCCAATTTCATCTTCAATTATTCTCAATTGAGTTTCACCTATTCCATTCTTTAATAGTTTTTTTCTTTGCACAGGATTTTTAGACAATGCATATATTCTCATCAACTGGTCAATACTAAAAGTTTTAGGATCTTTTCTTCCTTCTACTTTTAACTCTACTAAGTCTTGTGGGATTTTTGTTTTTAAATCTGCATAATCATCTACACCATCAATAGATGCTGCAATAGAATTTAAGTTTTCCATTTGATTGTAATATCCACGTAATGCTTTTGTATGCATTCTATTTAATGCTAAGTAAACATTTTCGTAAAAAAATGTATTTTTCTTTGCAACATTGTCTAACAAATTCATCAGGGTTCCCAAATGAGACAGTCTGTTTCTAAAATAATTTGCTATACCAATACCTTTTGTTAATGGATACGTTTCCCACCATTTAGCTAATCTTTTTCTAAATGGTCCTAATGATCTTTGGTTTTCATCCTGAGCTAAATCGTTTTCATTTTTAAGAGTACCATCTTCATTAAACAACATTGGATAGTTTTCTCTTATTTGATTTATAGCTTGTTGAGATAACGAATTATTTATTTCAGCTCTTTCTAATCTTGACATGTTAAGTAAAGCTATTGATGCTTTCTTAGTGTCTTTCAATTGTTTCAAAACTCCTTCAACTGCTTCTAATTCTAAACTTTGTAGATTAGCAAATGTATCATAAGCTAATACTTTATTAATTAAAGACACTTCTTGAACTGTTAGCTTTTCACCACGCTTTTGTTTTTCTAAGGCAATATTAGTTTCTTTTTCTTTTGCTTTTATTTCGTTTGCAATTTTAAGTAATGCCTTTTGTCTTGGTGTAAAGCCATCAGCTTCTTGTTTATCTGACTTTGTAACAGCCATAACAACTTCTAAAATATCTTTGAAAAACTGCTTACCTTGTGCTTCTAAGTTTGTAGCTTTTTGTTTTGGTGCTGTACCTTGTGCCTGTTTTCTGACCAGGTCTTTTATTTCTTTTATACGCTTTTGTTTTAATTTGTTTCTTTGTCTACCAATAACATCAAATATTTTATTACCTACAGATAAAATAGAGTCAGGAGTTGCTTTTGCTATTTCATTAATTAAACGTGTAAGTTCTGTTTTACTTAGTTGAGCTTCTTTTGGTAAATAAGTTTTAAGAAGTTTGTTTAGTTGTAATTGTATTCTTCTTAAATCTCTTTGTCCTTTTTTTCTTATAAATAAATCTCTCTTTAATCTGGCTATACGTCTTCTGATTGCTTTGCTTTTTACTTTATTTAATACACCATCATAAGATATTTCTAATTCAGCCTTTGTTATATCAGGTTGTTTTTTAAATATATCATTGTTTCTTAATATTTCTAATCCTCTTTTAGCTACTTGTATTGGTGTAGCATCTGGATTTTCTGCAATATATTTATTTAACTCATAAGTTATTTCATTGTAAAGAGTTTGCCCTTCATTTATACCACCCTCAACAGTACCAAATTCAAATGGCATACCAGCCATATCTTGTCCTTTTGTTTCCAGTGCAGCTCTTGCTTCGTCTACAGATAGCTTTCTATTGTTTCTTAAGTATTCATATATAGCTGCGTCACTATAATCTCTCCCTCTTGCTTTTGCAACAACATCATTTATACTATCTGACTTTTGAAATATTATATCTGCATTGTTTTGTGATTCAGTTATAATCTGAGTCTTAACTTCTGATTTAGTTTTGTATCTACCTTCTACTATAGATACATTACGAACCTTGTATTCTACACCTGATTTTTGTATTAATACCTCACTTCCTGATTGTCTGTTTTGTGGTAAATGTAATATAGGTTTACCACCATCTTTTATTGATATGTGAAATGGATAGCTTGGATGAGAATCTTCTTTAACCTCAACAGGACTGTTGATTTCTACAATTGCATAAACATCTCCAGTATTCAAACCTTTCGTAAGTTGTTCAGCTGCTATACGAGCAATTAAATCAACTAACCCGTTAGCAGTTGCTGATGTTTTCTTTGCTAAAGACTTATTTGGATTACCATCTAAAAAATTAATAATAGCACTTCTATCTTCTTTAGGAAGATTTTTAGCTATTTCTCCTACAATATCTCTAACCACATCTCCTCGTTTTTCAAAGGTTGATGTTTTTGGATTAGTAAAATATTTTTGTATATCTGTTTTTAAATCTTTAGCACTTTGTCTTAAATTAATTGTACCTCCTGCACTTTTAACAGCTGCAGAAACTGCACTTCTAAAATTAGATGGGGTAATTAATTTATTATCTAACATTGTGTTTAATATTGCTAAAGTAGAATTTACACCAGAAGCACTACTAACTAATTTTGCATCTGATCCTTTAGTTAAAGTTAAGTATGCTTTACCACCATTAGTTTCTAATTGTTTATTTAAATTTTTAGCTATATTATTTGCAGTTCCTTTGTTACCTGAAGCCCATACATCACCAAACTTAGTTACAAAAAACACACCACCCTCACCTTCAAATATAACTTTACCATTATATTTAATCTCTCCTGCTAACATGTCATCTGGAGCTGTTATAACAGTTTCGTTACCTTCTAAGAAACTTACATCTTTAGGTTCAGTAACTAAACCTTTTTTAATCATTTCTGCAATACTATCTTGTTGAGTATAGCTTACCTCAAAGCCACCTACGATT